GCAGGATCAGCAGCCATTGCGTCATACAGAGCAACAACATCAATTGTTGCGCCAGTGTCGGTCGGATCGCAAGTAAATGGTATCCACCCGTGGACGGGGTGGTTGATCTCGCAATCAATACGGTTGTTGCTGATGTGTTTTGCGTTGCGGTATTCCATCACGAAATCCTTAGCCAGAGGGTATTTAAATTCGAAACTGCTGTTCCACTTCTGTTACCCATACACATCCATGTTCCAGATTGTGCAGAACCAGAACTACAACTTATTGCGCTACTGCCTGTTGTGTTTGTTGAGCCGCTCGGCAGAAGCGCACTTCCAGCGATTGTTGCTCCAAAAGCATACGTTGTGGAATTGTTGGGAAGGCCATACATATATGAACCAACCGCACCCGCAGCTAAACCTGCCGTAGCCGCTCCTACCACAGCAGATGTTGTCAGCGCAGTGACAGCTTGCTTGGTTTGCAACGGCGTCATCAGTTTGGCCGCATCAGTGCCAGCTTCTGCCTCGGCTTGCGATGCCAAGATTGGCGTAAGTGTCGGGTTGCCCGAGACGCCATCGCCATTGGTGACAGTAATGGACGAGTTGCCAGTAATTGTGCGGCCAGTGAACGTGTCGGCAGCGGTCTGGGTCATCAGGCCATTGGTGTTGTACGCAGCCAAGGCCGTAAGCGTGGCGTCCGTGGTCTGCTTGGCATTCAACTGCGTCTGAATGGCGCTGGTCACACCAGACACATAACCAAGCTCGGTGGTCGTAACAGCAGATACGTCAATCTTGCCGGAGGCGTTTGAGACGGCAGCGCGGGATACAGTCAGGTTAGCAGTGGTAATAGTTGTTGCAGCGCCAGTGATAGTTGCCTGACCCCCAAGGTTTGAGAGAGCCGTAGCGGCGCTAGAGGCCCCTGTGCCGCCATCTGCAATGGCTAGGTCAGTGATGCCAGTGATAGACCCGCCCGTAATATTTACGCTGCTCATAGCAAAATGGTCAGTAAGGTCGGCCACAGCGGCGGAAACCCCTAATCCGTTAGAGTAGATAATCTTACTGTCGCCCGTGGCTACGGTCACGTTACCGCCAGAACCTTGCGTAAACACAATGCTTTGAGCGGTGGTGTTGTACACAAAGTAGATCTTTTCCGCGTCATTCGGATCAATCGTGATCGTATGGGTTCCGCTTGGAGTGCCACCAAGAATGATCAAGGCGTTTTGGCCGTCAGAAACAACCGCGTTGGAGGTGCTAAGGGTGGATGACGTGCCGGACAAGGACAGAGTGACCTGCCCGTTAGTTATGACATCGATGATGTCCATGTTGATGTTGACGGTGTCGCCCCAATCGCCCGACTGTTCACCATCACCGGGTTTTTCCAAGCCACCGTTAGTTGTGTATGTACTTGGCATTGATCATCCTCACGCCGCGATGTTTGTCCAGATGGTGGCCGGGGTTGGCCCCACCTCTGTCCACGTATTTATAGCATCTGGATCGAGCTCCGTCCACGTCGAACCTGCAGCAGGGGAGATTGCGCTCCAAGAAGTGGGCGGCACGGGGCTGATGGCGTCCCAAGCGGTTCCGGGGTTCGGGACAATCTGGCCCCAAACAATGACCGAGCCCACTCGGCCCGTGGCGGAAACACCCAGTACAACGACAACAGCGGAGCCCGTGACAGTTACGGAACCAACAGAACCAGCGGCGGAGACGCCGGATACGGCAACGACGGCATTGGCCTGTACTGTGACCGTGCCAACAGCGCCTGTGGCGGAAACACCTGTCGGAAGGACAAGGGCCGAGCCAGCAACGGCGACAGTGCCGACTTGCCCTGTGGCGGAAACACCCGTGGGCTGCACCAGTGCCGAGGCCGTGACAGTAACGTCCCCAACAGCGCCCGTGGCGGAAACACCCGTAGGTTGGACGAGGGCCGAGGCCGTGGTGGTGACAGAGCCGACACTAGCAGTGGCCGATAGGCCGGAAACAGCGACGTCAGCGTTTGCCTGAACGGTGACAGAGCCGACACTTGCCGAAGCCGATAGGCCGGACACAAGCACAAGGGCCGAGGCCGATACGGTAACGGAGCCGACTTCGCCGGATGCTGATACCCCTGTAAGGATAGCGGCGGCGGGCGCAACGACGGAGCCAACGCTGCCTGATGCAGATACGCCGACAACACCTACGACAACGTCGTTTGCCTTTCCTACCGCCGAGAACGGGGCTGCGGAGAAGGGACTAAAACCAAACATTGCGCCCCTCCTTTACTGGGTCAGGTTGGGTAAGGATACCGCATTTTGATCTCTGCGACTAGGGCGCTATAAACGTATCAAGGTGCGGGTCGTAGGTATACCCCTGCCCAGCAAACCGCGCCCTGAAACTCCCGCTATAGCTGGTCTGAATCCACGTTCCGCCGAATAGCGACTGACAAAATGCAACGCCGATTGCCTCTTGCTCTTGCCCGTTGGCGTCCAGCAGTTCTGCATTGTTCACCACAATCACCCGCAGGACTACATTGTCAGCATCAAGTTCTGCAAAATGTGCCATCAGAACGTAATGCTCCCTGATCCAGTGAACTTGTAGACGTTAAAGCTGCCATCAGTTGTCACTGTAGGCGAACCTGTTGTGGCAGATGCTGTGGATGCGGTTCTGATGATGACTACACCTGAGCCACCAGCGCCGCCAGTTAAGTACGCATTGCGTTCTGTGCCGCCACCGCCACCGCCTGTGTTTGCTGTTCCTGCGCCGGGAACAGTGCTGCCAGCAACCGATCCTGCGCCACCTCCACCAATTCCACCCCCACCTGCCGACCCTCCAGAATAAGTTGAGCCGCCACCGCCGCCAGCATAGTAGGTTGATGTACCAGTTATGCTGCTGGCTGTCCCTGCTCCCCCAGCGCCACCAGCGGCAGTTGAACCATTTCCGCCAACGGCACTCGCACCGCCTCCGCCCCCGGAACCGTAAACGCCGCCACTAACGCCATAGCCGCCGTTGTTGCCTTGACCTGCGGTTCCCGCCCCCGGCCCTACGCCGTACCATGCGCCGCCGCCTGAGCCGCCATTCAGACCCGCACCAGCGCTAGAGTTAGCACCGCCGCCGCCGCCAGTTGCCGTAGCAACTGTGCTTATTGACGAGTCCCCCCCGTTGCCGCCTCTTGATGTTGCCGCACCACCAGTGCCAGCCGCACCGACTGTGACAGTATATGCAACACCAGCAGTCAATGTTGCTGTTGATGTTAAAAAACCGCCAGCGCCGCCGCCAGCGCCATGATAGTTTCCGCCGCCGCCGCCGCCGCCGCCAGCAACAATAAGATAAGTCACATCTGCGTTGCTTACCCGCTGCATCAAGAGTGCTGCAAAAGCTGCGGATGACATATCAGGTTACCCCTGCGCCGGAGCAAACAAACGTGTTTGATGCAACGCACAGTATCGTGCAAATGCCGCGCTGTGCCAAAGTCCTGTTGCCCGTGGTCGCAGAGCCAGCCAGATACATGGTGACGCTGGTCCCCTGCGTAATCGTCTGCGAGGATGCGCTGTTGTTATAAATGGTCACGTTTTCTCCAGCAGTGAATATACCGCTGTTGATCGTTATGCCGCCCGTAGTGATGTTGATCAGTTTTCCGTTGTCGGTGACCACAGGGACGTATGCAGCAGTTTTGCTGCTGTTTACAAGGTCACGAACATCACCAATCTGGTCCGATATGGTGCTGCTAGAGGTGATCGTGCTGGTAGCAGTGATCGTGCTGCTAGAGGTAAGCCCATTAGTAAACGTAGGCGCACCTGTGCCAGCGGCGTTAACGAGGTAGTCTGCTTTGACCGTGGACATGGTTATACCCCTTCCGGCGCTACAGGCCAGACAACATCATGCGGGAAGCCCGACTGCTGGGAGATGTCCAGCAAGGCACGACGATACGTGGCCCACGCACCTTGCTTCTCTGCAGTCATGTCAGCCCAGCGTAGGGGGTTGGAGACAAGCGGGTCAACGACTTGGGCAAGGATGGCACTGCGGGTTTCGCGGACAATCCACGCTTGGTGCGCGTCAACGTCAACCTGTGACGGGGCAATCCACTCAGTGCCGCCCCAAGTGTGCAGGTGGCTGGGACGGATAGGAACCTCAACAGTCCCTTCTGGATACGCCGCCAGATGCTCGTCCGTGGGCGTGGAGATGGTCTGCCAGTAGCCCGCAGCGGGGTGGTAAAAGCCGTGTTCCATTATTGACCCTCAATCCAACTATTTAGCACAGAATAGTTTGCCTGATAGTACCAGCCGGGCGGAATCATACAAGACACAGCAGTGTAGGTAGCGTTCTGCCGTGACACTTGAAAAAGGCTACCAGCGGTTGCGCCCGCAAACATCTGTGCGCCGTTGTTTTGCCCAACCACTGTGACCAGCATAGTACCGCTTGTAGTGTTTTGGAATGCTGTTCCGCTGGCGCGGGATGTGTTGGTGATGGTGGTAGACGCAAATCCCCGCACTGTAGCCCACGAAGGCGCTGCACCTGAGCCGCCAGAGGTGAGAACCTGACCAGATGTGCCGTAGTTAGCGCCGCCGATGCCGATTTCGCCCGAGGAACCGATGCGCATACGTTCTGTGTTGTTTGTCCCAAAAAACAAAGGTGCGGCGGGGACTGTAATCAAAGTCGTTCCGCTAGCACTTGCGTAGAAGTTTGTGATTAGAGAACCTCCAGCTGTAAGGCGAATATCTGGAACAGTAGCTGCAATCTCAAACTTTGCATTTGGTGTGGTAGTGCCAATACCCACGTTGCCGCTACTATCCACACGCATACGCTCACTGCCACCCGTAGTGACAGCCACCGTATCCGCCGCCGGAAAGAACACACCCGTGTTGGCATCTGCACCTTGAACCGATGGGGTAGCAGCAGAGCCGTCAACCCCTGCAATGCCTGTCGTGCCGTTGATGGTGATGGACATGGATTAGACCTCCAGTGTGCGTAGTTCAACACGCCATGCTTGGCGCTGGGAAAGCACATCTGGCTTGCTCTTATCGTAGTCTGCCAAGGCAACGCCAACGTAGACCCCTTGTCCGTCTGTTTGATATACTTGCATGGCTTACCTCAATATTTGATACAGGCGAGAAGGGCTATGCTGCGCGGGCGAGTTTCGTTACCTGTTCTTGGCGTCCCGTTAGAACGAGCAACAGGGTCTTGCACAGATGTTGTGTTAGAATAACTTTCTGCCGCGCCAGTATCAGCAAATTCATTGGCTGTGCCAGTGCCAGCAGCGTGTTGGCGTCCCGTAAGAGTGTGGCCGTGGCCTTGGAATTGGTCAGTTTGCGCAGAACCAAATGCTCGGCCACTGTCAATCCCACGACTATCATCCCAGCCACGGATAAATTCACCACGCAAATCAGGCACGTTAAACGTAGTTGAGCCGTCACCAACGCCAAACGTGGTCCCTATGGCAGTAAACAAAGCTGCGTAGGTAGAGCGTGATATAGCAGCGCCGTCAGCCTTGATCCATCCAGCGGGAGGGGTGTTCATAGCAAAAGTTGCAACCATACCCTCAAAGCCAGTAATTTGAGTTGATCCTATCGTCTTATTGGTCAACGTCTGTGTGGCTGTCGTGCTGACCAATGTAGAAGTGGCATCGGGCAGTGTCACCACATAGTCCGTGTTGGTGTTGGGGGCCGCTAATGTGAGCGTCCCAGTGCCGGATGCGTTTGGTGCTAAGGTAATTCTCGTCATCTACACTACGGTCCAAACTGATCCGCTGGGGATGGTTACGGTTACGCCGCCGTTGATTGTCACAGGTCCGGCGGTCATGGCGTTCTTGCTTGCGCTGATGGTGTAGCTGGTGGTGACGGTCTGGCCGTTTTCAAAGAATATGGTGTCGCCGCCCGCGCCCGTTGGGCCTTTTGCGTTCAACTGGGTCTGGACAGCCGATGTTACACCAGAAACATAACCTAGTTCAGTGTCTGTAACTGCAGACACTGCAACCTTACCTGAAGCATTAGAAGCCAAAGCTCTTGAAGCCGTTAGGTCGCTTGAAACAATAGTGGTTGCAGCGCCTGTGATAGTTGCTTGCGCGCCCAAGTTCGTTAGCGCTTGAGGGGCCGTTGTTGCTCCCGTACCACCATTTGAAACTGACACCGTGCCGCTGACGTTTGCGGCGTTCCCAGAGATGGAGATGCCCCAAGTGCCCGTAGCGCCCGTGCCGTCGTTCTGTGGAGCGCCAATCAACGAAGGCGTTACCGTGACGGAAGCGGCCCCCGTAACGTGCCCAAACCCATCTAGGTTGATGTCCTGAACGAATGTGGCCCCGGTGTTATCGACGCTGGCCTGAGATGAGGTGTCGGCATGG